GAAGATTGGAATCTACACTTAAAAGCCATCGGGATAAACTGATGCGTATAAAGCGCGGAGAAGAAGAACTAGGGGGATATTCTAAGGGATCCCGCTGGGCTTCCGACGAAGAAAGGGCTAAAACATACCAAAAAAACGTTGAGATCTACGAAGAGTGGGTGGCAGAGAACGAGAAGGCAATGGGGGATCAACTCGTAGATCTCAGGCAACAAGCAAAAGCTGAGAAGGAAAGCCGCAAAGAAGCCATAGAAGCAAGACTTATCTTTCAAAACAAAGTAGGAAAATATCAAAAGATAATGTCAAACATCTTAAGAAACAAAAGAATATTTTCTGTAGAAATACCGCGAGACCAACTAATGATGTACTCGCCCGAGTATTCTAAGGCATATAAAGCAGTCGGGGGCAAAGATGTCTCAGACAAAGTGCTAAAAGCTGAAGTGGCTGCGAAAAAGCTTGAGGCTGCAAAAAACACATCATTTAACGAAACTACAAATCAAAATCTTAATGGGCAAGAGGTGGGCACTAAGATCAACGATGCCGCAAAAGATATGATCGTCAATGAGGCAAACAAAGACCCCAAATTCCGTTTGAGCGCAGAACAGGAGAAGCAAGCATTCGCAAACGGGTTGCAGAAATATCTAGATAAAGCATTCAATGCCGACGCCAACAAGGGCGAGAGTGTGCTGGTGCATTTCTTTTCATTCGGAACTCTTATGGACGCATGTTTGCAATTATATGGAATTGATAACAAAATGGTAGAAGATAAAATAGGAATTGTTTTGGGGAATGTATCCTATTTGGACATAAAAGATCCTGCAACTTTATTGCAAAGTATGAGCGAGACGGAAATCATGGCTTCTCTGGAACAAAAATCAATAAACATTGCTGATCTTCCGATTAGCGTGGAATACTTTTCTCAATTTTTCGCTGCGACGATTATCGACAAAGGCATGGAGCGATTGCCTCTTTTTGGATTTTTAAAAGCCGTCATTAATCAACTATTAATACCCGCTCTCAACAGGGCGATAGGGGGCTTCACGACGCTTAATCCGATTAAGATTAACACGGCGAACGTCGAATCTATCAACCCCATAGTGGGCACTTCGCTTGCTACAGGTGACGTCCAAAACTGGCTGTTCCCAAACACAAGACTACAAATGAATCATCCCGAGACAGCAAAGGGTGTTCAAAAAATATTAAAATCATCCTCCGTTAAAGATATAGATCCTAATCTAGTTTGGAATTATATTTTTGTATTTGGAAGCCAGTCAAAGATGTTAAGTGGTGTGGGCTCTTATGACAAAGACATGCAGAATGGAGTATACCATTTCACGTTTGGGGATGCCTCTTCCCCATCTGGGGGCGCTGGTGGAAGAACGGACTTAATCAAGGATATTAAATTCACAAAAGTTAAGAAACCGGGTCAACGAGAAATGATGGTGGAAAGACAAATGAGCGGAGGCGGTGTTGACCCATACATAGAACTCTGGAACATTTTCGACGTATCTATAACGATGGTAGGAAACAATCTCCTTCGACCAGGAAAACACATACATATTACCCCCGCTGTGTCTGGTTTCGGATCCCCCGGAGGGGAGCGAACAATATCTTCCGAACTTGGTCTGGGGGGATATTATTTGGTAACATCGGTTTCCAATACTTTTGAAGGGTCCTCCGGAGAATGGACCACTCAGGTTCAAGCAGCGTGGCAGTCCAGCTCCGGCATCTACCGAAGTCAGGGGGCGGGGCAACAAATAACCCCAGAGGACCAAGCAAGCATAGAGGCGGGAGGATCCTCGACTTCCGGAGGGAACTACCAAAGCATGGCGGAGACAACATAAATGGCACGATATAAAAAATACAATCAAAACATCTACATTACAAATGCCACGCCTGCCAAATCTCTTTTTGCGGAGAGGGAAAAGTTTAATAAAATGTATCCCAAAGGCTTTGGATATCCACAGCCAATAGATTTTTATACAGAGAAGGATAGGCTGTATGGACTATTGGACCAAAAAAAGAACATTCTGGTTCCAAACGAGGACTTTCTGGTAAACATTGGCGGAACTCCAGAGAGAGAAATATTTGTTTTTGATTTTGTGGCTAATGCTTTTAGGGACTTCTTGCATTACGTGAATGGCAAAAATCAGCAAAAACTAATAGATGACGACAATAAACTCAAAAAAACCTTTAAAGCTCACAAGGGATGGGAAGATGTTGGCGCTATTCAAGAGAAGGCGGACGAAGCTAATTTTAAAGCCTTTGTTACCGTTTATTTAAAATCGCACAATAAGCATAAAAAAATTAAAGACTTTGCCGATTTTGTTGAATTATATTTAAATGGTTACGTGGAAAATATGATTAAAGAAGTCCCCCTCACCAACCAGGGAATGATATTGTCGAACATAGTCTCCCCCATGGCATCGGGCTTGTGTATTGAAATTTCCTCTAAGGATAAATCTAATCTATACGACATGTTTAATACATACATTAACAATCGAAATTATAAAACATACCTTATGACAGCCGCCACGTATGGGTTTATGGTTGACAAACATGTTCCCTATCGATTAGTTGCCAACTTGGGTTCCCCCAAAATGCTGGCTTATATCGAGGCAACGCAAGACGCCCTCCTCAACACTCCTCGCAATTCCACAACGGGTTGGTCCACGCAGCCCTTTAGACCAAGCGGAAGAGAGCAGTATCGCCACACTCACACCTATAACGTGGATAAGTTTGGCAACGGATGGACCTCCACTTACAAGTCTCCCCTTGCTCCTCCCCATCGCCACCAAATAAAAAACTTCGTGGTACAAAGCGCACAAGCCTGGGAATATCCAGATGGCGTACCGACCGGCGTCCCTCCCCACGAACACGATCTCGCACGAAGTGATAATCCCGCTCCGTGGAACATGAATAGTTTCTTCGACCTTTATTATGTAGACTCGGCAGCTAGAGATGTTCTCTTGTTGAGGGATCGCCTTAAGAAATATTATAATCAATATATAGAAAAATTTCCAATCGTTAAAGACACGGTGCCCTGTGGGAGTAGCAGGTCAAAAGAAATCATCATTAAACGCAGCCCTATCGGACCTATCCAATATGATGAGCAATATGAGATGCTCTTCTTTCTTAAGTTGTTTTTTCTAATAAGGTTGAGAGAATTAGGGGTAGACGTAGAACCGGATGCTATCCGCGCCAATGTTAAAAAAATAGAAACTTTGTATAATTTAGTTGACATGGAGCAAGCTTTGGGGTATATTACTGATTACTTGAAACAGTTTTACTAGAAGGTTCCATTGATATTCCAAGCCCTAGACGAAAAAGAAAAGTGCATCGGCATCTATTCAAATGGCGAAATCCATAAAGACTTGCCCGAAGATGGAAGTGAAACTTGGAAATACGCCTCCTTTCTAAAAAACACACCAGTTGAATATGCAAGCATCTATTGCGAAGGCAAGTCTCTAGGCGACGTGTGCCCCCCCGAACTGAAAGAAGACTACGACCGTATCTGGTCAAAACTCAAAGCATTCTACAAATCATTCACTATCGCTAAGGTTTCGTTGCAAGACCACTGTTTCTTTGATCTAGTCCCAGAAGGGTTCCTAAAAGAGTTCTGCTTATTGAAAGACAAGATCACGCGCCACGTTCTAGATACCTACCCCAAGCCAGAGAACTATGAGAATATGGTCGAGATTACAAAGCTGGTAACCGACATTAAATATCAGAAGCTAAACATTGATTTGTCTGTGCTTAATAATGATTTGGCTGATACACGGACCAAAGACTTCTATAGAAAGATTATGAGGACAGACCCCTATATTAAATACAATCCCTACGGAACCAAGACAGGAAGACTCACAACCGAGAAGAACTCCTTTCCAGTTTTAACCATGGACAAGAAGTTCAGAAAAATTATTAAACCAACCAACGATTGGTTTGTTGAGTTTGACTACAATGCAGCCGAGGTGCGTGTTATGTTGGGGCTTTTGGGTAAAACACAGCCCTATATTGATTTGCATGATTACAATGCCTATGAATTGTTTGATGGTAAAGTAAGTCGCGATGAGGCAAAAAAGAAACTTTTTTCATGGCTTTACAACCCAAATGCCAAAGATGAGGTCCTCTCCAAGCTCTATGACAGAGACGAGGTGAAGAAGTTGTTTTGGGATGGTAAGTGCGTAAAAACGATATATCATCGAGAAATTCCATCTGACGAGTATCACGCCCTTAATTATATCATTCAAAGCACATGCAGTGATCTAATTCTGGACAAGGCTATTAAAGTGGCTGACATGCTAGAGGGAAAGAAAAGCAAAATAGCGTTTATCATCCACGACAGTATTGTGCTAGACTATGCTGATGAAGACGGAGACTTTATCAATATGGTTTATTGGGAGTTTATGCAAACTCCCTTTGGAAGATTTAAGGCTAATGTGTCTGGTGGAAGAAGTTTTGGAGATATGAAAGAGTTATGGATATTTTAATTGGGCTTGGAAACGTAGGCTACAAACTTACAAAAGCCTTCTCAAAACACCCGCAGTATAAAATAATCACCATCGACCATGAGGAAAGCGCAACCATCCGCGTCCCCAAGAAAAACCACCCAGAGAAGTACGAAGAAAACTTCCCTGACATTGGCGACTCCTTGTCGGAGGTAAGCGGAGAGATTTTATTCATTGTGTCGGGGGCAAGCATTATTTCGGGCGCTTCGTTGCGTATCCTCCAGCAAATACACGGAAGAGGGAAGGTTAGTGTATTATACATCCATCCCGATGTTGATACACTGTCGGACACCAGAAGACTTCAAGCAAATTTGGTATTCGGCGCTCTCCAGAATTATGCACGGTCAGGAGTTTTTAAGCAGTTTTATGTCATTGATAACCAGTTGATAGATAAAATCTTGGGAGGAGCCCCAATCATGGGATATTACGATAGTTTAAACGAGGTAATCGTTGCAACAATCCACATGATAAACGTCTTCAATCATACGGAGCCAGTCGTCGGAACCCTCTCCGACCCAAAAAACACTTGTCGTATTTCAACTTTCGGCATCCTAAATCCACAAACAGGGGAAGAGAGCCCGTTTTTTTCTCTTGACAATGTAAAAGAAAAGCGCTATTATTACGCCATTCCTGAAACGGAACTAAAAACTGATAAAACTTTGATGAATAAGATTATGACGCAAGTAAAAGATGCACCACAGGAAAAGGATGTAAAAGCATCCTATGGTGTGTTCTCTACGCAATACTCAGATAAATACGCTTATTTCATCGCAAGCACGTCACAAATACAAAATGAAAAAAGTTCTTGACTTTTAATTTTAGATCGCATATAGTATGGTTATAACTTTTATGAAGGAGAAAAAATGGCTATTAATCTAGAAAAAATGAAACAAAAACTTAGTGCTGCCCAAGGAAAGGGTGGGAAGAAGTCAGACTTCTGGCGTCCACAGGATGGAGAGAATGTAATCCGCATCCTCCCCTCCCCGGACGAAGACCCGTTCAAGGAGCACCACTTTCACTACAACCTGGGAAACAATTCTGGTTTCCTTTGTCCGAAGCGCAACTTTGGGGATGACTGCCCTGTTTGTAACTTTGCTACGAAACTCTTCAACGAGGGTTCGAACGAAAGCGTACAACAGGCAAAAAGCCTCTTTGCTCGCCAGCGCTTCTTCTCTCCTGTTCTTGTTCGCGGGCAAGAAAGCGAAGGCGTTAAGGTCTGGGGATACGGCAAGACCGTATATGAAACCCTCCTGAGTTTGGTTCTCAATCCAGACTACGGTGACATCACTGACCCAGACGAAGGAACTGACCTTGTTCTTGCGTATGGTAAGGCTCCCGGCATGATGTATCCACAAACAAAGGTACAGCCACGACGTAAATCCTCCCCATTATGTGAAGATGGCGATGAAGCATGTCAGGAAATTGTCGCAACCGTTCCAGACCTTGACACACTCTTCGAGCGAAAGTCCACTCAAGATGTGCAAAACATCCTTGATGAATACCTCAATTCCGAGGTGGATGCAGAATCGGTCTCGTCCGAGACCTCAAAGTATGGAGGGAAGACAGAGCCCTCCAACGATGTAGAGGCTGCTCTCAAAGAACTGGCAGGATAACAATGGGGGGCGCTAGCCCCCCTACTTTTTTAAGGAGACACTATGGCTAAAGCAGGCAAGTTGTCTATGGCTGACATGCGTAAGTTGATTAACAAACGCGCAGGCATGACCGTAGCACACAACCTAAATGAAGAAAACCCAACGGAGGTGAATGATTGGATCCCAACCGGCTCTCGCTGGCTCGATTCTATTATTTGTAAAGGAAAGCTGGCTGGTATTCCAGTTGGCAAAGTAACGGAGATCGCAGGTCTTGAAGCAACAGGCAAGTCATATATGGCAGCGCAAGTCGCAGCAAACGCACAGAAAAAAGGAATTGACGTTATCTATTTCGATTCCGAGTCTGCTATCGACCCTGCGTTCTTGGAAAAGGCAGGATGCGATGTTAATACTTTATTATATGTTCAAGCTCAGTCTGTTGAGTTTGTGCTTGAAACTATCGAGGATCTTTTGGCTAACAATGAAAATCGTATGCTTTTCATTTGGGACTCTCTTGCTCTTACACCTGCTATATCCGACGTGGAAGGAGACTTTAATCCGCAGTCTTCCATGGCAGTAAAAGCAAGAATTTTGGCTAAGGGTATGTCCAAACTGACTGTTCCTATTGCCAACAGCCAGTCAACCTTCTTGGTCCTCAACCAACTGAAGAGCAACATTACTCGAAGCCCAAGCGAGGCTCTGACCACGCCCTATGTCACTCCCGGTGGCAAGGCGATGATTTATGCCTACTCTCTTCGTATCTGGCTCACCGGACGGAAGGCAAAGGCATCATTCATTACTGACGACAGCGGTTTCCGCATCGGCTCTGAGGTCAAGGTCAAGTTGGAGAAGAGTAGGTTTGGAACCCAAGGTCGCCAATGTAACTTCAAGATCTTGTGGGGCACCGAAGACATCGGCGTCCAAGACGATCTTAGTTTGTTTGAAGCCATCAAGGGCTCCGATGCTATGACAAGTTCGGGCGCATGGTATTCCCTAGAAATGGGAGATGGAAAGATTGTAAAGTTCCAGCCCTCCAAGTGGGAAGAAAAGATGGCTGACCCCGCCTTTAAGCAGCGCGTCTACGATGTTATGGATGAGGAAGTAATCCAGAAGTTCGACAAGCGTCTTGGCAAAGCAGAAGACTTTTATGAAGAAAAGGATGAATAAATAGTAAAGCGATACGTCTAATTAGTAGTGGAGGTTTAACTATGAAGAAACTACTGATTGGACTTATCGCTGTTCTGCTCTTATCTGGGTGTCGCGTCATCCACATTAAGGAACATCCCATCATCCATGAGCGTGTTGTCTACAAAACAAAAGTCAAACACGTCCCCCGTTTTGTTTATCGACCCAGGGTCAAATACGTTCCCCGCACCAAGATCATCTACAAGTACCGCCCCTACCCAAAGAAAAAGAAAATAATCTACAAATACTATTAATAATCCTTGACTTTTCCAAAATGATTTGTTAGTATATATCAAATCGTCGGAGGCTAAAAAGGAAACAGCGACATAGTTAGTTCTACTAAGACAAAAGGAGACTTCACTATGAAGCAGTTTGAAAGTCTCAAAGAGAAGCTAGAGGAAATGCAAGAGTTAATTAGTGAGGCTCTATATTTCATGGCTGCTCTCGAAGAGCAAAACTATGTTGACTCCGATGACGAAAACAAGTTTAATGAGGAACTTGAAAAAGTTCTAAAAGACTTAGGCATCGAGTTGGAGTATGACGAATAAAAGAGTATTATTGATTGACGCCCTGAACCTTTTCATGAGGAACTACATTGTAGACCCCAGCCTTTCCACAAACGGGCAACCCATCGGCGGCACCAAAGGTTTCATCAAATCATTACAATCTGTGTGTAGAACAATCAATCCAGACATAATCTTTGTTGCTTGGGACGGTGGATCCCAACGGCGCAAGAGTGTGGATAAGAACTACAAAGCAGGCAGAAAACCCGTTCGTCTCAACCGAGATATACATAACATGACTGCTGGCGAGCAGGAGGATAATAAGAACTGGCAACAGGAGAGGATTATCGAGTACCTAAACGAGATGCCTATCTTGCAGTCTTATGTTGAGAATGTGGAGGCTGACGATATTATTGCGTTGGTCTCCCAATCTCAAGCCTTATCCGAACACCACAAGATTATCCTAAGTTCCGACAAGGATTTCATCCAGTTGTGTGATGACACCACAATCCTTTACCGACCAATCCAAAAGGAAATCCTAAACAAGAAAAGGATCTTGGAGCAGTTCCAAATCCATCCAACTAACTTTGCTTTAGCCAGAGCCATCGCAGGTGACAAGAGTGACAACCTCCCCGGTATTGGCGGAGCAGGTCTTGCCACTGTTTCTAAACGCTTTCCCTTTTTGTCTGAAGACAAGCCCTATACAATTCAAGAACTGGTGGACTATGCTGAAGGTGTCGATAGTAAACTAAAGGTATTCACAAACACTGTAGAGAAGAGAGAATTGATTGAAAAGAACTATAAGATGATGCAGTTGTATGTCCCCAACATCTCAGCCCAAAGCGCACAATACATAAGGAAAATGGTAGGTAGTCCAGAATTAAACTTTAATAAATCTGGCGTAAGGGCTATGATGATTGAGGATGGTTTTGGTGCCTATGATTGGAATGACTTGTTCGCACTCTTTAATAAAATGGTAGTACAGAACAAGGAAGGAAGGTAATGGAAAAAACGGATTTCTCAAAGTTCGGTAAGACATTTCAAGATAAATTGACTTACCTGATTTTGACGGAGAGGGTATTTGCAGATCAGATCGGAGAAGTTCTAGATGTGAACTTTCTGGAATTTAAATACCTCCAGTCAATAGTGCGAAGCATCTACGAATATAAGGAGAAGTATGAGGTTTATCCTTCCCTGAAGATTATGGCTTCCCTTGTCAAGAACAATATCGATGATGACGTTGTGAAGGAACAAGCCCGAGAATATTTGGTTAATGTCCTCAAGGATTCTTCTATCATTGAGGATTGCGATTATGTCAAGGAAACTTCCCTAGATTTCTGCAAGAAGCAGAAATTAAAAGAAGCTATGATGCAGTCGGTTAAACTTCTCAATCGTTCTTCATTCGACGAGATTAGCACTGTAATCAATGACGCGCTAAAGCTAGGTTCTGATACTGATTTTGGATACGACTACAAGTTGGATTTTGAAGAGAGGTTCAAAATAAAGCAAAGAAATCCAATTACAACGGGATGGAAAGAAATAGATGCTATTTGCAAGGACGGTTTAGGAAATGGAGAACTGGGGGTGGTCATTGCTCCAACTGGTGCTGGTAAGTCTATGGCTCTGGTTCATCTTGGGGCACAAGCGGTAAAGCTGGGCAAGACAGTCATTCATTATAGTCTAGAGATGGCAGACACTTCTATTGCCGGTCGTTATGATAGTTGTATTACTGGACTAAAACTAAAAGAAATGTTCCACTTCAAAGAGGAAATCTACGAGAAGATTAAGGATATTGAAGGTAACGTCATCATTAAGGAGTATCCAACGAAATCAGCAACCACAGCAACAATTAAAAATCACCTCGAAAGAATAAAATCGAGAGGTATAAAGATTGACATGATCATCGTTGATTATGCTGACTTGTTGCGACCAGTAAATAATCGTAGATCAAATGAGAAAAGACACGATTTGGAATCTATATATGAAGAACTCCGAGGTTTATCTCAGGTCTTTGAGTGTCCAATCTGGACAGCCTCGCAAACTAATCGAAGTGGATTGAATGCCGAAGTCATTACAATGGAAGCCATCTCCGAAGCCTTTAATAAGTGCTTTGTGGCTGACTTCATTTGCACTATTTCCAGAACAGTTGAGGACAAGAAAGCCAACAAGGGGAGGATCTTTGTTGCCAAAAATAGAAATGGTCCTGACGGGATTGTTTATCCAATCCGAATGGACACATCAAATGTCAGCATCAAGGTCCTATCTATGGGTACCATAGAAAATGGGTCGGCTCCCACCGTCAAAAGCCAGAGCGAATCATTAAGAGAAAAATATCAGAAACTTAAAAACAAATAAAAGGATCAAGCGAATGACAGACAAAGATAAAATAGCAAGAGATATCTTATCTGATATCACCGTTCACATGAAATATGCAAGGTACCTCCCCAAGAAAGAGCGAAGGGAGACCTGGAAAGAGATAGTTAATAGAAATAAAGCCATGCACATTAAGAAATATCCCGACCTAAAGGATGAAATTAATGCTGCTTATAAGATGGTGCATGACAAGAAAGTGCTTCCTTCTATGCGCTCAATGCAGTTTGGTGGTAAGCCTATTGAGGTAGCGCCCAATCGCATTTACAATTGTGCCTTTGCTCCCATTGATGACTGGAGAGTGTTTGGCGAGATCATGTTTCTGCTGCTGGGCGGAACCGGCGTGGGATATAGTGTTCAGGCACATCATGTAGAAAAGTTGCCCCCCATCAACAAACCCACCTCAAAACGAACCCGTCGTTTTTTGATTAACGATTCAATCGAGGGATGGGCAGATGCAGTAAAAGCCCTGGTAAGATCTTACTTTCAGGGGAGTTCCAAGCTCAGATTTGATTATTCGGACATTCGACCCAAGGGTGCTCGATTGGTGACTTCGGGAGGCAAAGCCCCCGGACCACAGCCCCTCAAGGAATGCCTGGTTAAACTACAGGGAATGTTTGAGGCGAAAGATAATGGAGATAAGATATCCACCATTGAAGCGCACGATATGATTTGCCACATTGCAGATGCGGTATTGGCTGGCGGCATCCGCAGAGCAGCACTCATCTCTTTGTTTTCAGCCGATGACCAAGAAATGATTTCGGCTAAGGCAGGCAATTGGTGGGAGACCAATCCGCAGAGAGGTAGAGCAAACAACTCGGTTGTGCTCCTTCGTCATCGAATTACTAAAGAGTTCTTCCAAGATCTTTGGGAGAGAGTAAGAGAATCAGGTAGTGGAGAACCAGGGTTTTATTTTTCAAATGATAAAGACTGGGGAACAAATCCTTGCTGTGAGATTGCCCTCCGTCCATATCAATTCTGTAATCTAACAGAGGTGAATGTAAGCGATGTTGAGAGCCAAGGCGAGTTGAACAGTCGTGTGAGAGCCGCAGCGTTCATTGGGACGCTTCAAGCAGGCTACACCGACTTCCACTACCTGCGAGACATCTGGCGAAGGACCACAGAAAAAGAAGCACTGATCGGCGTCAGCATGACTGGCATTGCATCTGGAAAGGTTCTCGAACTAGACACGACCGAGGCATCCAAAGTTGTGATGATGGAGAACGAGCGAGTTGCAAAACTCATCGGAGTCAACAAGGCAGCCAGGACAACCACAGTCAAGCCAGCAGGAACAACCTCCTTGACACTTGGAACCTCTAGCGGCATCCACGCTTGGCACAATGATTATTATATCCGCCGCATCCGCGTCGGCAAAAACGAAGCAATCTACACGCACCTTCTTGTCAATCACTCGGAAATGATCGAGGATGAATACTTTAGACCACATGACACAGCAGTTATTTCCGTTCCCCAGAAAGCACCAGAAGGTGCCATCATGAGAACAGAAAGTGCTCTATCTCTTTTGAAGAGGGTAGCCAGGATCAGCGAAGAGTGGGTCAAGCCAGGAACTAGAAGGGGGCAGAACACCCATAACGTATCCGCCACCATATCGATTAAAGATGCAGAATGGGCTGATGTTGGCGAATGGATGTGGGACAACAGAGATGTCTACAACGGCTTGTCCGTGCTTAATTATGACGGAGGAACCTATCGCCAAGCTCCATTTGAGGATTGCTCTAAAGAAACTTACGAGGCTATGCTTGAGACTTTGGAAGAGGTGGATTTAAAAAAGGTGGTCGAGTTGGATGACAATACCAATCTCGCAGAACAGGCAGCTTGTGCTGGCGGTGCTTGCGAGGTTAAATAAAAAAGTACTTGACTTTTGCTGAAAAATGATTATAATATATAATGTAAAGACAACCAACGGAGGAAAGAATGTCTAACGGTGTTGATGATAAAACTAAACAAGAGTACATTGGGAACTTTATTCGCGCTCTCGCAGAGGTAGAAGCAGAGATGCTGCCCTATCAAGAGCATCGGAAAGATCTCAAGAAAAGTTATGTACAGAACGGATGGCTTAGTAAAGAAGAAATGTCCTCTGCCATCCGCGCTTATCGTATGCTGAAGAACGACGAGGATATCGAACAGTTGCTTGATATGTACGAAAAAGTGGCTAAGGTACCATACTAGGAGGTAAGATGAAATTCAATCCACAGAATAGATACCTGCTAGTTCAAACCCAAAAGCAAGAGGATGCCGACAATAGCGGCGTCCTTTTGCCCGAGGGTTATGTAGTTCCAAAGGATAAGTATGTTATGGCAACAGTCCTAGCATGTGCAGCAGATTGCAAAAGGGATGACATTTACCAGAAACTTATTTATCAAAGCGGAACAAGGATTGTCGTTGATGGCTCTATGGTCGAGAACGTAAGTGTGGCGGGGGAAGATCACGAAATCGTCCTTGAAAATTATGTAGTGGGAATGTTTGTAGAAGAAGAATAAATAATGTCTTTTTCTGGACTTACAAACTATTTACAACCGTTATAAAAGGTGCCTTCGGGTGCCTTAATTTTTATCAGGGGTGTTTATAATGAAACTTACTACTATTGCCATTATCTGTATTATGGCTACCGCTGCTCCAGTTTTTGCAGAAGAACCAGAAGAGGCAGAATTTATTACTTACAAAATCAATCTTGACAAAGACGACAATTTTGAAGAAGAACTTCAGGAAAATAAGGAACTCTTTGAGCAGCTTAAGAATAAAAACCTCTTTGCCAATTGGACCAAAGAGGGAAACAAAATTCCACAAAATGCCAAAGATGCCTTTAAGAAACCATCGTTTGATGATAATGTAGAAGTCAACAAAGAAGAGACCGACTACATCAGATGCGTAAAAGGCACCACTACAAAGTAGATAAACTCGTAATAGGCACAGACCTTGCTGCCTTAATCTACGCTTACCTCAACAACTATACATTCATTTTTAAAGAAGTCATCGAGCCAACTCCTTTCGAGTTTCTGCCCCTTGACTTCCCTACCCACCTGTTTAATCACGACAAAGTGGAGATAGAGATGGAGAGTCTTGACGGCTCCATTAAATTCGGAACACCAAAACTAGAATTGTGGAACAGGCTCGTGTTCGTAATGTCGGCTTCCGGATTACTGCCGTTTGGGTTAAAGGTCACCACCATTAGGGAGGAGGAAGATCTGGTTGTGGTCAAGACCAATTCGCGCAACTACTATTATGAAGTTGGCGAGGTTATAAAGATAAAGAATACCTTCCACAAATATAAGGTTTTCGACTGGATAAGCGTCAGGTCGTGCGGGGAGAACAATCTGCAATACGTAGACACCGATGACACTTTTGTGGCAGAACTTTTCTTTTATCCATCTCAGAGGAACGGCGCAAAACAAAGCGATAATGACATCTTGGTTATATCCAATCTCACTGAAAGTCAAGTATGTGACTTTGAATATGGCGAGACGATGACTAGGATAAGAACTAAAATATTGTTGCATGAGATGGGTATCCGAGGACCTCGAAACGGGAAGAACCCCCAATACCCCAGATCTCCAGAGAGATACAAGTATGCACCCATTAAGCTAGAACACTTTTATCGAGAGACAAGAAGAAACAAAACTAATAACAGCGAGTTAGACATTGTAGAAACTTTTTTAAAAGAGGACAAAACACTTCCAGACCATACTTATTTATATAAGTTCAATAGGAGAGTTTCGCAAAGGAGCCTTCTGCGAACATGATGACTATGGGAAAGGGAGGAAGGAAAATGTCAAGTGTAAGCGCGGTCAGCGGCGGCGGTGCCGGTGGTGCCGGTGGTATTGGCTCGGTCGGAAAAGGCGGCGGAGTACCAGCGGTCGACCCCGGCTCAGGTGCCAGCAAAGCGGGCGATCAAAAATCAGACGCCCCAGCAACCACACCAGCAGATGGTGGAGGAAAAGATGGATCCGGAGGTGTGGAGATAAACATCTTCAACACCAATCAAAATCAGGTGTACTCTGAGCAAAACATGAGCACTTCTGAATCACTTCAAATCGGCAGTAGCTCTGAAATGGGGCAGGCAGGTCAAAGCGGTCAGGCTGGCGAAATGTCCATCGAGGACATGATGAAGTTGATTATGCTAATGATCATCATGAAGATGATTGAAAAGATGATGGAGATGATGGGCGGAGGCGCTGAAGGCGGCTCCTCAATGATGGGCGGTCAATAGTGAATTTAGGAAGATTAGTGGGCAATACGCCATTGATTAAACTGGGCGATAGGCTCTATGCAAAGTTCGAGACATACAACCCCAGTGGCAGTATCAAGGACAGGATAGCCTATTACATTCTCGCTAAAGCAGAAGAGCGCGGCTCTTTAAAAAAAGGCGACACCATCATAGAAGCCACTAGTGGCAACACTGGTATCGCTGTCTCTATGTTCGGTGCCAACAAAGGATACCCAGTCATCATTATCATGCCATCTAATATGAGCGAAGAGCGCAAGCAAATGATGCGTATGTTCGGAGCAGAGATTATAGAGGTTGACCCTGGCGATTTCGATGGTGCCATTGCTCTCCGAAACAAAATGTGCGAGGAACCCAATACATTTAATTTTAACCAGTTTCACAACCCCGACAACATAGCGTGCCATTACGAAACCACGGGCGTAGAAATACTAGAACAGACCAAGGGCTTACCAGTCGCCGCATTCCTAGACGGCACAGGCACAGGCGGAACTCTCATGGGAGTTTCAGCGAAGTTAAAAGAAAGACATCCTCACATTAAGACGCTCGCAATAGAGCCAGCAGAGTCTCCCGTAATGAGTGGCGGCGAAGCAGGGCTGCATGGCATTCAAGGAATTGGAGACGGCTCAAAGTTTTTAGTTGACTTGGACAAGGTAGATGAGGTATTATTAGTCTCAACAGATGATGCTAAAGCCAGAATGAAACAACTAGTTGAAAAAGGTTTATTAGTTGGTATAAGTTCTGGAGCAAATGTGTTAGCATCGGAAAGATGGATTGAAGAAAACAATCCTGACGGTATTGTAATTACGGTACTTTGTGATAGAGGCGAACGTTACCTTTCATGCATGTAAGACATTTGGCTGGCATTGTTCCCGTCGCGGGACAACCCTTAGACTTTAATTTTCCATGGCACGATTGTTTGCAGCCGATAGGAGCAAACTATCTGGCAGTTGAACGCGCAGTCTTGGAGTGCGCCTGGGCAGGCTGCAACACCATATGGGTTGTGTGCGACGACGACATGCAACCACTCATTCGCAAGAGACTAGGAGAATATGTAGAAGATCCAGTCTACATCAACCGCACATTTGACACTGGTAACCTCTCAGATAATAGGCGACAGATACCCATTCATTACGTCCCAATCCACCCAAGAGACAGAGAAAGGCGAGACTGCCTTGCGTGGAGCGTATTGTATGGAGCCAACACAGCCCACTACATAAGCAAGAACATAAGCAAGTGGACACTCCCAGATAAGTTCTACACTGCCTTTCCTTATGGTGTATATAACTTTGAATTCCTTCGAGAACATCGGAAAGCAATCTCGACAGACGAGGGCTTCTTCGTTAGTTGGAACGAGAAGACAGTAAGGGATGGCTACTATCTCGGCTTCTGCTTCACTCCCGAAGAATTCAAGGTCTACAGAAAACATCTGCGCGAGACATCCACGGGAGGATATGAGAAGGCAGAGCCAGGAGAGTTCCCTTCGGAGCAATTGCCATTAGAAGAAAGATACTCGGCTCGTTATTTTTCTCTTGACAAAGTGTTTGGGATAGGAGATAATAGTGGGGCAAACATAGTCAAGATACCAGACTACTTTAATATAGATAGTTGGGAAGGGTTAAGAGACTATTTAGGTTCTGACCACAGGCTTGAAAGACAGAATAATTTATTAACAGGGAAGAAGTTTAATAGGATAGGAGAGGAAGAAATTGACAGAGAGAGCAACAAGTAAGATACCATTCGTAGGATTACACGCACACTCAGTAGCAGGTTCGCCTTTTGATGCGCTCGGCTACCCACAAGACCACATGGACTATGCCTATGAGAATGGCTGCGAGGCTCTAGCCTTGACAGACCATGGCAACATGAATGGTATGGCATACCAAGTCCTACATGCCAAGAAGATGAAAGCGGAGGGCAAGAACTTCAAGCCCATCTTTGGCGTGGAGGCTTACTTCATCCCCAGCCTTGAGGCTTGGAACCAAGAGCGAGATAAAGCTAAGGAAGACAAGAAGAGAGCCAGCGAACTCAAAGACAGCACAACCATGTCTGTTGAAAATGAAGCCGAGACCAAAAGGTCTAAGAGCATTCTAAACCAACGCTCGCACCTTATTCTCCTAGCCCAGAACCAGACAGGGCTAAATAATATCTTTGCTATGATCTCCAAGTCCAACTCAGACGAATACTTCTTTCGGTATCCACGAGTAGACTACGAGG